TGATGCACCTGATAAATCTTTTAAAGATGGGTGGATATTAGGTACTCCAGAATATGATGAAATTCAAAACGCGATTGATAAATACATTAATACTAACTACCAAAGAGAGATTAATATCTTTAAAGATAAAGAGGCGGCTAGACTTGAAAGAGAAAGATTAAGAAGAGTGGCTGAAAGACGTAGAATTGCTCAGTTAAGGGCTGATGCGGATGAAAGAAAAGAAGAGGATTCATGGAATTTAGAAAACGAACCTGACCAACAAGCGCTGGAGGCTAATGCGGTATTTGAAGTTATGGTTGATGAGTACGGCGTATCTGTTTTAGAAGAAGAAGGTGAGTCTATATATGATTTAATCCCGTCACAGTATAATCATTATGATTTACCAACATTTGAATGGGTAGGTGATGATGATACTGGAATAACCTTTGCTGTTGGTACGTGGGATGAAGTATGGCAAGCGGCTAAAGAATATATGGAAGGACTATGGGATGACCAAGGGGCTGACGGATGGAGTAGCTCGTTTATTGAAAGTCATATTGATGAGCAGGAAGTTAGAGATTATTTTTATGATATGTTTGAAGATGATGTAAATAATAATTATGAATCATATTTTGATACAGACGAATTACCACTATCAGACGAACAAGAATCTCAAGTAGCCAAATTAAAAGAAGAGGCAGAAGAGTTAGATGAGATAACTAGAAATGTAGATGACGTATATAATGAAGATGAGGTAGAATTAGCTGAAGATAGATGGAATGAAATAGATGATGAAATAACATATATTGAATCTGACCCTGAAGGTGAACCGACAGAGGAACAAATTGAAGATATGGTAAATAGTAGAGTTAATGATGTCATGTATGATATGATGGCTAGTATGACCGATTATGGTTTAGATATAAGTGACTATGTCGATAAAGATGCGTTATTTGAGTCAGCAATTGATAGCGATGGTGTGGGTAATTCTCTTAGTAGTTACGATGGGTTAGATAATGAAGTAATGATAGGTGATACTTGGTTTCACGTTTTTAGAACAGAATAATGAAGTTATTAAATTTAATAGAAGGTAGAAGAGAAGATATACTCAATCGTTTTGATGAGAACCCTGAGTTACGCAAAACAATAGAGGAGTTCTTAGACCATGAATTCAATAAGAAAACAAATTATAAATATGTAAATTGGGTACTTAAAAGAAATTTTGATGACTTTGGTAATACAATTATTTCTTTAGATAGTGTAATTAATTGGATTGAAAAATTTGATAGAGTAAGGAAAAACTTACAATACAAAGATATTAATCAATATAAAAACCTTCATGACCTTATCGATGCGTTAGAAGTTTACGGTGACACAAAAAGTGAAGAAAAAACTAAAGTAGAATCGGGCACCTCAAAGATATATGAGGACTCTGAAGTTTTAATAGTTAAACCACTTACTCAAAAATCATCATGTTATTATGGTCAGGGTACCAAATGGTGTACGTCAGCCACATCTGGTGGTAACGCATTTAGAGCCTATAATGATAGAGGTCCTTTGTATTATTTTATATTTAAAAATTTAAATAAAGATAATGATTATTATAAAATCGCCATTCATTATAATGTAGCTGAGGATAGGTACTCACTTTTTGATGCTAAAGATAATTTTAATTCTAATCTGTTAGGTTTTTTAAAAACAAATTCAGCTTTCAATTCGATTGAAAAAGATATTGAAGAAAATCATAAAGTTGATGAATCTAAAAGTTTAGAGATTATGTTAATTAAACTTATTAGAGAAAATAAGTTTAATTTTAGTAAAATTAGAAAATATGTTTTATACGATAAGTTAGTTAATATAATTGGTGATGATAAAGGTACGAGACCACTTGTAGTCGGTTGGTATGGTGAAAAACGTATTATGATTAAAGTAAGTGATAACGATGAGGAAATAGAATTTAGGGAATTAAGAAACAGTACTCCAAATTATGTTTATGATAGGAGACCTCTATATGAAATGGTAGAATATCTTGAGTCTAAATCGGACCCATATGATTTAGCACATTTATTAAGTCAAAATACTATACATACTAATTATAAAGTTATTAGAGATATATTTAATTTCTTTATTGAAGAATTACATGAAGAGTTAAGTGTGGGTAATCAAGAAGGTTTTAAGTTTTGGAACCCTGTAAACTCACATTCAAATTACCGTTTTGAAAGTAGAAATCCTGATAATGCTTACATTAAATTTTTAAATTATATAACTCAAAAAACAAATGAAGGGGAACCAGCCAGTAAGAGAGATTTCTTAATTAATGTCTTAGAAAAAGACCCTGAAGACGTAGTATTTTCAGGATATCTCTCAACAATGTTCAGTTCAATGAAAGATGCTGGACTCGTTAGTCTTTACAGAGCCAATACTTCGCCTTATTTTAGGTACAGGCTTGGGCCCAACCACAGTGTTTGGGAAAAAGGAAGACTAAAGAGAATATGAGATTAGATACCAATTGGATTTTACAAGAACCTATAGATTTAGAGCATAAACAATATGTTCTAATGGACTATATTACCAAAGTTGATAAGGACTTTGATGAATTTAAGTTATACCCATCCTTCCAAGAATTGTCGTTACATTTAGCTAACGTTGGTTCAATTAAGGACCGTTCTAGATATATTACACTTAATAGGGAACCAGACGATATTGATGATGAAATATTATTAGACGACTTGGTGTATAATAATTTAAGACATAGTAAAGAAACTAAAGAAGAAATATCAAAGATTATAAAGTTTTCTCAGAGTAGATTAACGGATTTATTTTTAATAGGTAAGTCTATATGGACATTACTATATGATAATGTTTCAATACGAATTGTCTTTAATGACCTTAAAAAAACAAATACTAAACCAGGTATAGGGTTTTTTTATATTGTGTATGATGAGTTATTACATGTTTATCAATATAGAATTAATACCTACACTAAAACAACTAATGAAAATAAATGTAAAGTAGATTTAATTTATAAAGGTGACGTGATAGACGTAACCGATAAAAAAAGTCTAATTAATTTAATTAGAAGTAAAGCTATTATTTTCAATGAAAAAAAATCAGAAAAGTTTTTAAAACAGATAGAAGATTCATATCCTATTTTTAGGGTTAGGTATGAAGAAAAATTTCCGTTAGAAGGTTCTATTTTATCTATAGCTAAGAGAAAGGTTATGAACTATATTTTTCAAACAATTAAAATTCAAGAATTAAAGTCCTAAGATGAGTAACATTAAACTTAAAAAACCTGACCATATTGTATGGGACGAAGAAACTCAAAAATATAACGCAAATATATTACCTTATGGGAGTAGCGTATCGGCGCCCGTTATTAAAATAGAAGATATTTCATCCTACAAACAAAGGAATGTACAAAAGATACAGAAAAAATTCAATAAAAAATACCAAGAATTAGTAGATGAATATAATAATTTAGTTGATGAAGTTAAATTAAATCAAATAGTGTATGAGTCTAAATTTTCTTTTGAGCCGATAATAGGTCATATTTATTATCTTTATTATGGAGATGATGGAAAATATTTCTTATCATTAATAGAACCTGAAATGTGGAATCAAGAATTTGTTCTAAGTGTTGAACTAAATTCTGAACATAAATGGGTCTTAATAAAAAAACCTCAAAACTAATGAAACTTCAAAACCCTATAGACGTTAATATTACAGATAAAACTGTATCAGTTCTTTTAGCGGGTGGTTTGGGTAATATGATGTTTCAGACAGCAACCTTAATGGTCTACGCTAAAGAAATGGGTTATGACCCAATTGTTGGTTATTGGACTACACATCAATCAGAGAGTTCTAAATTTAATAAACATCTTAATCGAAATGGTAGAAATATACATTTTGACCCATGGGGTGGACACATATTAAAAGACCCACATATATCATTTGGTGATGTTTACCCTAAATTACCGTGGTTCGATAGTAGACCTAATGCCTTTGAATGGTGGTTTGACCAAAGTTTAGGGTGGGATATAGATACTGGTGAAGGTGGAGTGTACTACGATTTAAAACAAAAAGTAAAACCACCTTACCTATTTCAGGGTTACTTTTTTAATAAATTGTATTGGCATCACGAGAGGGATTATATTTTAGAAATATTCGAACCTGATGAAAATATAACAAATTATATTGAATACAATTATGGTAGTTTATTTAAAAATAGTATATCCTTACATCTAAGAATGGGTGGAGGTAGACAAGATAATTTTTTTGATATAAAATTAATACCTGAAGAATGGGTTATTAAAATTTTAAATAATGAGAGTGAGGGACATAAAGTACTTGTGTTTTCAGATAATTTAGAATCTGCCAAAAATTTCGTAAACAAATTAGGGTTTCCTAAGGAAAAGTTTGTTTATATTGATGAAGACCCGTATATTGCGGTTCATATGATGAGTATGTGTGATAAACACATATTATCAAATTCAACGTTATCATTTTGGGGTGCGTATCTTGATAAAAAACAAGAAAATGAGTATACTTTTATTCATGAAAGTTTTTTTGAAAGACATCCTTATAGTATGATACCTTACAATAAATGGAAAATTAATAATTAAATGATAATACTATGAGTGAAAAATTTGAAATACCAACAGAACGTATGAATATGTTAACAGGTAAACTTAGGGTACCTATTCATATCAATTACATATCGGATTATATTTTATGTGAGTCTACAGAAAAAACTAGAATAATTTTAAAACAATTAATTAATAGAGACTTAATAGAGGTTAGTAAACACGCTGATGACTATTATGTTTTAAAAGCTAAAGGTAATGAGTAAAGAATTAGTATCACACCCTGACCATTATGGTGGTGAAGATAACCCATATGAGGTTATAAAAATAGCAGAAGCTACAGGGTTAGATGAAGATGCATATCTATTTAACGTATTAAAGTATATAGTTAGAAGTGGAAAAAAAGATGACAACCCACCTGTACAAGATTTAAAAAAAGCGTTATTTTATTTAGATAGAAGAATTAAAACAATTGAACAAAATGGAGAAGAATAAAATTTATTGCGGTGATGGCCGTAAACTTATGTCGGAGATGTCCGAAAAAACTGTAGACTTAGTTGTTACTAGTCCACCTTATGGTGTTGGTATTGATTATGATAGTTGGGATGATGATAAAGAAATAGCCGAGTACTGGAAATTTACAAGAGAATGGTTAAGAGAGACTTATCGAGTACTTAAAGACGATGGTCGTATAGCACTAAACATTCCTTACGAAATTAACAGACAAAAAAAAGGTGGTAGAATATATTTTTCTGCTGAATTTTGGATGATAATGAAAGAGATTGGGTTTGGTTTCTTTGGTATTGTAGATTTAGAAGAAGATTCCCCACATCGTTCAAAAACAACTGCTTGGGGTAGTTGGATGAGCCCGTCTTCACCATATATCTATAATCCTAAGGAGTGTGTGATTCTTGCTTATAAGAAAAAACATAAGAAAGATATTAAAGGAACCCCTCAATGGAAAGGTGAGTTTCAAATGGTTCCTAATGAAAAAATTGAAGGTGAGTTTAGAAAGAAGTTAGTCTATGAGGATAAAGATAAAAAAGATTTTATGTCTTTAGTCTTTGGTCAGTGGAATTATTTTGCGGATACAAGACAAAAAACAAAGGCGACATTTTCATTGGATATACCATATAGGGCGATTAAAATTCTTTCATATAAAGAAGATGTAGTTATGGACCCATTCAACGGAAGTGGGACTACTTGTTTAGCTGCGGAAATGTTAGGTAGACCTTGGATTGGTATGGATATCAGTAAAAATTACTGTGAAGTTGCCAGAGAAAGACTAAAAGAGTATCAAACTGAACAAAAACAGTTGAAGTTAGTTTTAGATGAACATACGAGAAATTAGTATTAAGAACCACGACTCAATCACTATAGTAACAACTGATGGTCATGTAAAAACATTTAAAAAAGGAAGTCTAAGTAACCCTAAAAAAGTGTGGTTTGATAATATCATCGCATGTTCAATATCATTAATGAGTGAAACCCCTACAAAGTGAGGGGTTTTTTGTTATTATAGATATTTATTAATAAAAGTTTTTATGTCAAAGTTATTTATAAATGAATCGGAAGAGTCTCAAATACGTAAAATGTATTTAATTGAAAGTGACTCTGACAAAAAAGATGGTACGATAATGAAGGCCAGTCAAAACTTTTGGGACCATATTAAATTTGAAGAAGGTGACCCCAAAAAACCAATTGGTAACATAAAGGCGCCAGTATTAAAGGCTTATAAAGACACAAGTGGAGTTTTAACTATCGGTTATGGACACACTGGTAGTGATGTAAAACGTGGTTTAGTGATAGATAAAAAAACTGCGTTAGAGTTACTTTATAAAGATGCTTCGGAGGCTGCCGACTGCGTTAGAAGATTTTTAGGGGAATGGAAAGATAAAGGATTAAAAACGTATATGTTAACTCAAGGACAATTTGATTCGTTAATATCATTAGTTTTTAATACTGGATGTGATTCAGTTAGAATGTCAAGATTTATACAATATGTTAAATCTGGTCAAAATAAAAAAGCGGCAGAAAGTATTTTATCATATAAGTCCTCGAATGATGGTCTTAAGAATAGAAGAACAAAAGAAAAAAATATGTTTATATCATGAAAAAATTAATTAAAGAATCAGGATTAAGAAATATCAACGATTTATCTAAGAGATATGAGAAAGCTAAAATATATTTTCATCAAGATTTAGACGGTGTTACGACTGCCTTAGCTATGAAAAATTATTTAGAGAATAATGGAATTAAAGTTGTTGATTCTGAAATAATACAATACGGTGATAAGGAATTTGCGGTAAAGAAACAAGATGCTAAAGGTGATACGATGCCGGTTTTAGTTGATTTCGCACATGGAAAGCCGATGTTTGTTGTACATACAGACCATCATGATAGTCAAACAGGTGTGGAAGGCGACACATCAACATCATTCAGGTCGTCACGTTCAAATGTTGAGACTTTATCTCAAATAATGTCACCAAGTGATATCTTTACTGCCGATGATATTAGATTAATATCTACAGTCGATTCTGCAGATTTTGCTAAGTATGGGTTAGAACCACAAGATATAATGAATTTTGTATTTAAATTACAAAAAGATAAGTCATTACAGAAAAATAAAATGGCCTTAGGTTTAGCAACTAACAAACTTATGTTAGCTTATAAGAATAAACCAGGTTTTATGGAAGATTTAGTAATGACATCTCAACCATCACTATTAAACATATTTCAAAACATTAATAGATTAGCTGCTGAAAAGGGGTATGCGTTACCTGAAGAGATGGCTTTAAATCAAAAAGATTATGTACAGAAACAAAAAGATAGTGATAAAGTTTATGTTGATGACGGAATTATAGTACAATACGGAGGAGGTTCAATGTTTAAACCAGGTTCTTATGACCGTTATACTCCATTTAAAAATAATCCTGAAGCTGACTTTATAGTAATCGCTTGGCCAATGGGGTTAGTACAAGCGTCATGTAACCCATTTAAAGGTGAGAGAGAATTGAAAGGTGTTAACTTAGGTGATATAGCTCAAGAAGTATTAAGTAAATGGGAGAGTCAATTAAGAGAAAAGATAATTCCTTTATCTACTATCAAATGGATATCAGAAGGTAATAAACAATTTGGAGATGAGTCAGTTGGTTTCACTAATGCGGATTTAGAAGCCTTTTATGGTGATAAGGTTCGTTCAATGGATGGGGGTGATGACTATATGGAAAAATTAAAAGATATTATGGACAAACCATCTACTAAGTTAACTGAAGATGAGTGGGCTATATTAGATAAGTTAGGTGTACCGGCATGGGAAATGATTCAAGCTAACTCAGGTGGACACAAATGTATTACAAACATATCTGCGTTAAATTACTTCGGAAGAGGTAAGAGAAAACCTGAAGGTAAGTACAAGTATAGTAAAGATAGAGGTGATTCACCATATGTTAAGTTTGTTAAGATGATTCAAAAAGAGTTCGTAAGAAAACTTAAAGAAAAAATAAATGAATCAAAAGGATTAAATGAACAAGCAGACAAGGCTGAATTAGTCGATGCTGATAGTAATCAATTATTAGTTAATATTAACAATATTGAAGGTGACATCGAAAGAAGTGACCGTAAAAATATGAGATTTAAACAAGATGTTGAGTCATTTCAGATTGGATTATCTTTATTAGGTTATGAATTACCGGTGTATGGTGTCGATGGGTTATTCGGACCCGAAACAGAAAGAGCGTTAAATAAATTTAAGAGAGACAACAAATTAGAGGAAAACGGGATTTTTTCTACAGGAACTAAAGATTTAATGTATAATAAATTAAAAAATGAAAATATAGAAGATAAGGATATAGAAAAATATACATATTCAAGTAAGGAGTTTACTACATTAGATGGTAAGATAACTCATACGTACTCAGGTAAAGCATCTAAAGGAATACAAAGATTAATTGATACTATGATTGAGAACGGTATTACAGACCCAGTCGCACAAATTGGTATGTTAGCGGTAATAGGTAAAGAAACTCATTTTATTAATAAAAAAGAAAGAGGTTATCATAATACATCTAATCGTAGAATTAATAAAATATTTTCAAAAACTAGAAAGATGTCTGATTCAGAATTAAATGATTTAAAGAGAGACTATGATAAGTTTTTTAATTTAGTATATAATGGTAGAATTGGTAATAATAATAAAAATGATGGTTCAAAATACGTTGGTAGAGGTTATAACCAATTAACGGGTAAAGCTAATTATCAAAAATATGGAAATAAAGTTGGTATTGATATCGTTAGTGACCCTGATAAGATGTTAGATGATAAAACAGCTGCCGAAGTTGCTGTAAAATTCTTAATTAGTAAAGGTGTACCTGAGTTTAGTAACCCTAAAGAGTCTACATTATATTTTGCTGATGTTAATTCAGGAAGTCCTAAGAGAAGAGCTAGAGAACACTCAATTGAAGAATTACAAAAATTTGATATAGCTTAAAACAATTAAGACAACTTTAAAATAAAGATAAGGAGACGATGTCTCCTTTTTTTATGCCTTGTTCTTCACAAAAACCACCAAAGACCTCTAAAACTGTATCACCAAATCCTTGATATGATTCACAATTTTTCTTATCATTACATGGTTGACAGTTAGAATGAATTTTAGTTATTGTTGTTCCATCTATGAAAATAATGTCTAATGGTATAATACAATTATACATCCAAAAACTTTGTTCGGTACGTTCAGGCATAAAAAATAACATACCATCAAAGGACTCATCAAATCTTTTTCCCATCATTCCATCAGTTATGGATTTTTTAGTGGAAGAAACTTTGACTTTTAAAATATTATTTTCTATGATTACTTTCATACTAATAAATATCCAATAAAACTAATAATGAAAAAATACGCAGGAATAATCGTAAGATGTGATAATAAGGTGTTACTTTGTAAAAGAAACTCACAAACAACTCTACCAGGTTTTTGGTCATGTCCCGCAGGTAGTGTGGAAGAAGATGAGCCAACTAAAGACGCTGCGATTAGAGAGTTTATAGAAGAGACTGATTTACCTGTGTTAGGAGACATAGAGTTTGCCGCGGTAATAAAAAGGTATAACAGAGACGGAAGTAAAGTTAAAGGTATGTTTTATACCTACCTTATGGATGTTGAAGAAGAGATGTTTCCTGATTTAGAAAACGCTTATGATGGGGACGAACACACGGAATGTGGGTATTTTGGTAAAGATGAATTACCCGAACCAATGACAAAACAATTTAATAAACTTATAAAAATAATTTTAAAATGAACAAATTAGTAAATATGTTAAAAACATCTGCACAGGCAGATAAAGCAAAGGCATTATTATCACTTGAACTACTTGGTAGTAAAGCAGTAGGAATCGGAGACCACTCAACAGGGGACTTCTATAAAAACGCTGAAGAGGCGTTAGTAATGTTAGTAGACGCGGACGATAGATTAAGTGCTTTAGATAAGTATTTTGATTCTAATGGAGTAATTATAGGGTAAATATCCAATAATTTTAATACAAAACACAAAAAAACCCTTAAAGGGCTTGTCTGAGAGTAATTTTTTTGTATATTTGTATAACTTTTGAGATTTATTGGAGTATTTATATCTTACCCAACAGAAAATCAGAAAGTTTTTAAAAAAAAGTTTGACAGATTAAAAAATTTGTTGTAGTTTTGTAAAACAATTCAGTAAGAGTACTGAAGACGTTCTTTGAAAATATTAGTAAGTGTCACCTTAACCATCACAGTTTGTGAAAGGAATACAAAAGATTAACCCCTTTTTCTTAAACGGTTAAGTATGACATTTGACGGCGGTTTAGCGTCGTTAGATAACCCCAGCAATGGGACTAAAGGGATTGAAACGAGAATAGTACATCGTGAATATTCGCAGAGTTTACTCTGACAACTAAACAAAGTGGCTACGGTCAAGACCCTAAGGGCAACTGCTAAAGGGACGAGACCACTCTGAGTCCGTGGAATATCAGAGTTGAGATAGTGATATCAATAGGAAAAGCTACAGGTGACGGTTCGACACACCCTGTCAGGTGTTGTAGGGCTGAGTACCAGTACAAAGGAATTCCGATACGATAAGTTAACGTATTCCTGAAGTACCGTAAGTTGACAGACTTACAGAGAGGTGTGAAGCATTTTGTTTTCAAAAGAAACGAAACTTCTCCCGAAGCACATCTTTCTCATTTCCATCGTTACTTTTACTAAAACTAAAAGAGAGCAAAAGTTCTTCGGGCGTTGACAACGAAAGGTGTCTAACACTTCGAGTCAATAGACTAACGAAGTCATCGGTAGACCGCAAGTCTCCTGATGTCAATTATCAAATACCTGGTGGGATGGCCGTCCCTTAGTGAACTCGCAAGGTTTGACAGAGTAAAGTAGTAGTTGAGTAGTTGTTAACGAAAAGAGTGGTTCACTCAAATAACCGACACTGACTTGATACTTTCGGCAACGAGAGTGGATACATGAGCAACCGATATAGGGTAATCTCACTAAAGACAAGTCACCATAAACGTGTAATCTCAGCGTTCTATACTCTATTATATATCTTCCTTAACCTCAGTTCTAACCGACTGAGGTTTTTTTTATGCTCAATAATTTGTGTAAGTGAATATTATTCACTATATTTGTATAAATAAAAAAATAAAATTATGGAAGGAATTATCACATTAGTCATTATCGGTTTCGTTTTAACATTTGGTTCACAATTACTAAAAGGTATTGGAAATATCTTTGCCGCGTCAGGTAGGGTTGGCGGTTGGATAGTTGGAATTATCTTAGTTGTGTTCTTATTAAAAACATTAGTTTTTAGTTCAACACCCGAATCTGTAACTCCACCAAATAATACGGAAATGAAAACATTAACTAACGAAGACTTTTAAACATAATATTAGTTTAAATCAAAAAATTTAATTATATTTGTAATATGAAAAAAGGAGATAAAATAAAAGATAATAAAATCGGTTCAACACACATTATTGAATCTATTGAATCATTTGGTGAAGACACTGTAATTTTTACTGAGGACAGTAAATGTTTACCTATGGAACAAGTTTCTGTCATGAATATAGTAGAATCATATAGTGATTTATGTGTAAACGGAATCAATGAAGGTTTGAAAAAAGTTAGTGAAGACTTTAGAAAAACTATGAATGAAAAATATGGTATTAATTTTAATGAAGACTAAAGGTATATGATGAAGACAATTAAAATAGAACACCCAAAGTTTGGAATCCTTCAAGAAAAAAGTTTTGATGATGATATACAGTTTAAAATATATCTTAAAATGGTTCATTCTTGTTTGGAACTTAAAGAGGATTTAACCACATCAAACGGTAATGATTTTCTTCTTCACATACCATATGATTTATTAAGGTCTTCAATGGTAATTGGTAACGTTCAAAAAATTAGTTTAGCCGAGTACGCAATTCAAAAATCTAAAACACAATAAAAATGGTAAAAATAATTAATAATTTATGGAGTATGATTAAAATGGTTATTATTTTAATCTTTATGTTAGTAGGTGTTCATTTTGTAGGGACAGAAAAACTAGTAGAAACAGGTCTTATTTGTCTTGGATTCTACTTCTCATATAAACTCATAGAATTATTATCTGTGTACCTTAAAAACAAGATAAACGGGGTTAAAATGGATAAGACCGTTAAGGTTGTTGAGGAAATTAATCCTGAGATTAAATATATTGAAGGTTTAATCAACGAGATTAAGAAAAAAGCTAAAAAAACTGTTAAGGATAAGAATACTTTAGACCTATTAGGTATTAAACTAAAACAACTTAAAAATGTTTAAGGTAGGTGATTATGTAATACCACGAGATAGTAAAACTATAAAGGTAATTAATGAGATAGAAGAAATTGAAAACCAATTTATTATTTACATGACAGATAATAGTTCTTATCATATTTCACAACTACTAACTTTAAATGAAGTGGTAAAAAAAGATAAACATTATAAAGAAAGTTTTAAATTATGAGTGAAAAAAAAGAAATTGTAGGGTTCACAGCAGGTAATTTTGATTTAATGCATCCGGGTTACATTTACACATTTGAAGACGCAAGAAAACATTGTGATAAATTCATTGTGTTTTTACAAAGAGACCCATCGTTACATAGAAAATCCAAGTACAAACCAGTGGTTCCATTATATGAAAGATATAGAACCTTAATGGCAATTCAATATATTGATGAGGTTTATGTGTATCAAACTGAAGAAGAATTGTATGATTTAATTAAATTCTTTGAACCTGATATTAGAATTCTTGGTGAAGATTATATTGGTAAATCATTTACGGGTGATGACTTACCACCAAAGGTAATCTACACGAGTAGAGCACATGGATGGTCAACAACAAGAATGAAAGATATGATTGCGATGCAAACTATTAAACAGAACCCTGAGGTTATTGAAGATGCAAATTATTTTGAACGTAAATTAGGTATGGATGATTGATGATATTAAACATATGCCAAATCAAAAGTGGCACAAAATTATAAGTTTTATTAAATCAGGTGTTAGAATTATTGGTTACGGTTTTATTCCTTTTAACTTGATTACCGCTTGTATTATACTTATAGTTAGTGAAGTAATAGGAATCATTGAAGAAATGGTTTAGAGGTGAAGGAAAGA